ATGAAAACAGTTTCCTTTTACGTCGTCGGCGTCTCGGTCCTTTTGATATCGCTATCTGGTTGCACAACCACGTACAAAAACGGTCAGACTTGCAAGCAAAAGATGGTGGAGACGTACCCGTCAGACCTTCCAAAACTTTCCTACTCGCTCCCCCGAAGTGGCATCAACGGAAGACGAGTTGTGGTTGAAGGGACATACCCATTTCGCTTGCCAACGCCTCTTGGCGTGACAATGATCAAGTTGAAGGAAGTAGACCTGTCGGCAGCCGTGCAATGTGAGTTTGATGGCGAGAAGATGACCACTTTTGCGTGGCTTTCTCCGCCCTCCATGAATCTGCGCTACCCGTTGCCAGCAGAGGATGGCGGAACAACGGGCCAGTAAGAGACCCCTCGGTCTCAACGGCAGTTTGCGAGATACGCCTTGTCGTGCGCCAAAACTTGCTGTTTCGTCTCGAACGTGTCGCTCGGCGAAGTCGTGATGAACTTCACCCATGTGCACGCCGTGTCGATGATCTTCGCCGGCGGATCCGCCGGCGTGACGGTTGCCGGGCATCCAGAAAGCGCGAGCGCCGCGCAGAGTGTGAGCAAGACGCGCATGGTTAATCCTTCCGTTGAGCGCCGATAGCGGCGAGCTGCGCATTGATATCGGCGGGCGTGGCGGCCTGCGCTGCGGCATCCGCGTCTGACCGGTTCACGACCGCCTGGGTGGTCGCTGCCGACGCTGCAGCGTTCGCTAGATCGTCCTGGCTCTTCGACGCTGCAACAGTGCTGGCAGCTTGCGCCTCAACTGTCTTCGCCTGTTGATGGCGAAACATGCCAAAGACGACGCCGCCCGCGCCAAGAACGAAGCCGAAAATCGCGCCAAGGTGTGCAGCGACGAATGCGTTGATGAGAGTGATCATTTCCATGCTCCGGTGAGAAAGAGGCTACGCTCGGCAGTGCGCCGGCGAACGAGACCGTTCAGGACCTGGCCGCCGGACTTGTTCCACGCGAGGAACTGATCGGCGGCCGAGGCGAAGTTCAGCGCGTTGAGGTTGCGAAGCAGAGTGGAGGGCAGGCCGGTCGCGAGCACGACGATGCCGTCGCGGCCGGGATCCCTGCTGCTGGCGGCGCGCCCAGCGCCGACGTTGTAGACGATGCTGACAAGCGCGGCTTTCTGCTGCGGCGAGATCTGAACCTGTACGGCGCGGTCGACGATCGCGGCCGCGTCATCTAGACTGGCATCGAGGCGCGCTTCGGCCTGCGCCTGCGTCCAGACCGTTCCCTGAATCACGTCCTTGCCGGTCGTTCCCCAACCGCACGTCCAGACCTTGCCAGTTGCGTCCCAGTACGCCTCGAGCGCGCAGCTCTCGAAGTGCTGGACCAGCGGGCGGCACAGCGCGCGCCAAGCGTCGTTGATTGATGGAACGTTTTGTGGAACGACCGGGGTGTCCGATGTTCCAGCGGGCGCAGGATGTATGTCAGGCACGGGCGGCGCTGGAACGGGCGGCGTCGGCCGCTTGAACATCCCTAAGATGGCGGAGAAGATCTCACTGAGGTTCATGCTCGCCTCGCAAACCGTTCGCTGGGCCGGTAGCGGCTCGCAGCGTGGATTGCTTGATCACCCGTGCCACGGTCGCTGCAACGGTCAGGCTGATCGTGAGCGTGCCGAACAGGTGCGGATTGATGTAGGCCTGAAGGGAAGGCAGGTTGTCGCGCAGCTGGTCGAGCAGCTCGGACGCCGTGGCGAGCATCGCGAAGCGCGAAGACCACGACATGAGCCAAACCTTCTTCGCTTCGCCGACGAGTTCGAGTCGCATAGTTGTTCCTAACGTTGATTACCGATCCACGGCTTGGCAGGTAGAGCAGGGCGCGTAGCGGTCTCGAGCTTCTTGTCGACGGCCTTCGCGGTGTTCGCGGCCTCGTGCGCCTCGCCGGCGACGACGTTGACCTTCTGCTCTACGGCTTCGGTCTTCTGTGCTGCGACGGTGGCCGCCTGCGCGGCTTCTTTTGTTTGCTTGAGCATTGCGGTCGTGCGCTGATCGTTGACCTTGGCGCGATCACCGAGGAAGCGCAGCGTGTAGGCGGCCAGCTCATTCGTGGTTTTCATCAGCGTTTTAATGTCGGTCATGTCGCCTTTCACTTGCTGCATGAGTTCGTCGCGTGCGCTGCCCGTTGCCTGGAGTCCGGAGATCTGCGCAGAGAACTCGCGAGTGCACGCGGCGCGTTCTTCAGCCCGGACAACGGGGAACCGATCGATCAGTACCGAGCGCTCCCGCGCGTTGAACCAGTTCATGAGGCCGGCGCCGACGGCGAGCGAGATGGCGACGAGCAGTGCGTTGCCGACATAGAGGTCGTAGCGATGCCAGAAGGCTTTTAGTCGTTGCCCACGCGTCATTTGCGATCCGTCTGTCGACGGCCTCCGATTTCGGCTTCAAGGTTCATGATTTGGCGGTCTTTCTCGGCAACTAAGGCGACCAGCGCCTCGATTTTCAAACGGTCTTGCTGGCGGTCTTCTGCCGCCTGGATAATCTGGCGTCGCATCTTTGCTTCTGAAACCGCGAGTAATCGGCGATAGCGTGTTTCACGCGCGACCGATTTGTTGTACTGCGCTTCCCATTGCTCAGCAGATCGCAAGAGCATTTTTAGACTTTGCGTGTCGACATCGTCTTGAGCCATATCCCGCTTTACGCGAGATTCGTCGCCCTTCAAATCGGAAAGCTGCTTCTTCGTCCTGAAATAGCCGGTTGAAAATATGGTAGCGACGCTCGCAAATGCCGCCGCGGCGCCGCCCAAAATCTTGATTAAATCAGTATCAGCACCGGCCATTGGATAAATGCGCTTCGATAATCAGGGTTGTCCGGCCCGAATACCGTTCGATTATTTGGAAGGTATTTTAACGACGCCGAATATCAGATGAATCGGATTATCCGCTAAAACCGCTGTTGATAATGAAAATGCGCGCGCAATGTAATAAGGCCACCCGAAGGTGGCCTTATTCAGCTGTAAAAAGATCGGGTCAAATATGAGTTAGGAACCGCTAGCTTTTGCTTCCTTATTCGCCGAGTCCGGCGCCAAAGACGCTGAGCGCGCGCGGCTTTGGTTCGCCGCTGCCTCGAGGATCAGCGGAGTGAGGTCTTTGGCATATAGATCCGAACCTGCTGTCGTCAGGTGTGCTATGTCAAAGTGCACAGGGGTCTCGTCGGCGGTGACAATTGGGCATTTGTAGTCAGGGCACATCGCGTGCATCACCGAGACGTATTTCACGTCCGGACGGTTCGCGAAGCGATGCTCCATGTAGCTCTCGGTCGGGTTCAAATAGCCCAGTTCCAGCTCTTCCGGAGCTGCCGCTAAATCCTTCCCAGCTTTGATTCGGTCAGCGACGATGACGGGGAGTGGCTGTTTGAACTGAGGGGAGACGCCCAAAAGTACAACGTTTATGCCCTTCACGTGAAGTGCCTTCACCGTCTCGTCGAGTTGATCCATCTGCGAATTATTTTCGATACGCCAAGACGCCGTCATGATCACGATGTCGGGATGCATGGTGACGATATCTTGAAATACTATGTCGTTGAGTGCACGGCAATTTGGTCGATTTATTGCGTCGTAGTTTATAGCAGGAGCGCACGCCGAAGCGGTCATAAAACCAAACAAGTAGCCGCGCGCGGCCATCGTCTTCTCAAGTCCATAAGCGAACTGCGCTGCGTGGCTGTCTCCCCAAAGCACCACCTTCCTACCCTCGCCATGCGGTAAGCAAGATGAGACGTCAAGTGCGTTGGCTATCTGTTCCGGATCTAGGAAACATGTTCTCTCTTTCCATGATGGCTTCAAGTCGTAACTCAGGTAAGCGAGCGTTTTCGCTGTTCGTGAGTCGACACTTCCCGGAAAACCGTTGCGCTCTATAACGCAGCCTCCCAGCAAGACGATAAAGCACATAGAGGCCGCAGAGATCGAGAACACAGTCCGTCCGCTGTACGCGCGACGCGCATGCCGGAACGGCTGTTCGACCAAGTGGTATGAGAGGGCCGCGAGCAGAAATGACGCCGCGATGGCGCTCAGCGCGAAGTAGTTAGGATCAGCGTGGGGAAACGCTCGCTTGCCGAAAACCAGAATGGGCCAGTGAACCAGATATAGCGAGTACGAGATCCTCCCGATATAGACAAAGGAACGCGATGCCAGCAGACGTGCCACAAAGCCCTTGCTTGCTTCTCCCGAGAAAATCAGCAATGCCGCGCCCGCGCAGGGCAATAGGGCGGCAAATCCGGGGAATACAGTAAGGTTGTCGAAACGTAGGATTGACCACAAAAGCGCAGCAACGCCCACGAAGGACAGTACTGTAACCGTGCCTGAAGGCTGAGCAGCCCTGAAGGTCGGCAACGCAATGATGCTGCCGATCAATAGCTCGAACGCGCGGAATGGAATCAAGTAGAAGGCCGCTGACGGGCTGCTCTTCAGCATCCACGCGGAGGCTGCGAGCGACACGGCGGCACATAGCAACAATGAGATCGTCAGGAGGCGCATGGAGCGCTTTGCCAGTGCGACGGCGATCAATGGGAAGAATATATAGAACTGTTCCTCGACCCCGAGGGACCACAGGTGCAGCAGTGGTATTTCGTCCGCGTTTGGTGAGAAATAGTTCAGTGTCGAATAGAAATAGATGTTCGCGGAAAACAGAGTCGACGCGATCACTGACTTCGCGTACGCCACAAGCTCGGACGGATAAAGGAGGAATGCGGCGCACGCTGAGGACACGATAAGCACAGCGATGAGCGCGGGAAGGATTCGGCGCGCTCGTCGAATGTAAAAATCCGGTATCGAGAACGCGCCGACGTTATCGTAAATATTTTTCGATATTAGAAATCCGGATATGACGAAGAAGATATCAACGCCAACAAAGCCGCCTGGCAGAAATCTCGCTGTGAGGTGAAAAACGACGATGCTGACTACGGCGACAGCTCTCAGGCCATCTACGTCCGCGCGATATTTCATTATTCGAACCGGCCTCGGAAAACCGGGAGAATAACAGACTAGCGCGCCAGCATCCCTCTATTACACATCGTTCGGCGAGGCTGGCCATGCTGGCGATGCTTGGGTCAGATCGACCTTACTTAAGGCGAGTTTGTACGCAGCCCACCCCTTGAAAGCCGCTATATCTGCATCGTCAAGCAACCCGGCAACAAATGCGTCGGCTCGTCCAAAGGTGGCGGCATTGGCTGCGGACATCAGGCCCAATTGTTCTGCCGCATTACTGGCGACGATTTGATCCTGCGTGGGAACTTCGACGACCGGAGCGGAAAACGTGGACCCGTTGTAAGTCCATAGGCAAGCGGGTTCCGGCGTCACCCCTGTAATGTCGACCATCTGCGCTACCAGCTGGGTCGTGAAACGATCCGCAATAGGTATCTCGTTTCCTTCATCGTCAGTCGCAGGAGTGATTATTTCTTGGACGACATTAGTCATTACACGCGCGTAGATTTTCATTTATGCGTACTCCCTGACAATAACGATGCCCTGGTGGCCTACGCCGCCCGAATTACTGGAACCGCCTCCCAAGGAACTTGCGCCGCTTCCGCCGCTCCCGGGACTTAATCCTACTTGGCCCACGTTCGTCGAGGACACGAAGAACGCTCCTTCTCCAAAGAGCGTGGATCCACCTTTTCCAGAGACTGGAGTTGCTGCATAAAAAGCGGGCTGACCATAGCCGCCTATGCCGTTGATGTCTCCGCCGGAGCCGGAGCCACCGACCGCGCCCCCGGCAAGGCTGTTGGTTGTGGGGGAAGCACCTGGGCCTAAGTTACCGCCAGTTCCTCCAGTGGCGGACACCAAAGAACCAAAACTTGAAGTCCCACCAGGTCCCCCGCCAGAACTTGCAGCTGCAACTCCTCCCGCGCCAACAGTGACGGCGACTCCCGAAAACCCAGTCGTCAGGAACTTCCGTGCGTAACCGCCGCCGGCGCCGCCAGACCCTGCCGAAACCTGACCGGAGGTAGTCGCTCCGCACGCCCCGCCACCCCCTCCGCCGCCAACCACTTCAACATCGACCGCGTTTGTAGCGGCAAGCGGCGTAAAGGTGGACGCTCCTGCGGTGGCGAAGACAGTCGTTTTTAGGAGGCGCCCGGCTAACGGGTCGACCCAACCAGCGCCGCCGGTGTCAGGGTTCGTCGTATTGTTATCGGCTGTGTTCAACCAAAATCCATTGTTTGCCGCCTTCGCCAACAGAGCACCCTTGGGATAGCCGCTGATCGCCGTTGAAAAAGTCGCGTCGTAGGGAAAGAAAGCGCCGGCGTTCTCCCACTGAATGTTCGCGCTCAGCAGATTCAGAATGCCGTTCATGTCCTGCCCTGAGGGCGGCACGCCACCCGCTGCAACTGGGGTTCGCGTGAGCGGTGGAAAGCCATCGGTCAGCGACGCGGCGCCGGGCGTGACGCCGATCTGTGACGCAGTGGGAATGGCGTTCTTAGCGCCCGCATTCGCGAAGGGAAGCGGTACTTTAGTTGGTGCGTTGCTAGCTTGCATTTAACGTCCCTGTGAAGAATGTGCCTTGCCCAAACGGCGCAGCGCTGGCAGTGCCTGCTTCAGAAAATCCAAACGTGCTGCCCTGCGGAATCTGCGCGACAGTGGCGAGCACGCCGGTCGTGCGCGGCAGTACTCCAGAGTTCGTCATGATCGCGAGCTCGTAGGGCTGCAAGTAAAACTCAAACGTAAAACGCATCTGCATATTGCCGAGGTCGTTTACGTAAGCCCGACCGCGTCCGGCAAAAAGCCTCTGCAAAAGCTGATTAATGCTTCGAGCCGACCCGTCCGATATATTCGCCAATGCTTTCACGAGTATCAGAGTCTTAAAAGCTGGGTCGCTCAGATAATAATTACTCGATACTGGCGCGCCCGAATAGAAGACGTCTGACCCGAATGGCGTTGCGCTCGCATTGCCGGCTTCAGAAAACCCGAAGTTGATCTCGCTTGAAGGGATTTTAAGCAAACGGCCGTTTTCGAGTCCGACTATTTTCCCCCAGATATCGAGTCCTTTGCCGACGGCCGTATCCAAATCCCAAACCATTTCGTAAAACGCATTGATATTCGCGGACGGATCGATGTATTGGCTGTAATTCTCGATTAGCTGAATAAGTGTCGGGCTGTTCGCAAACTGCGAGATCACGGTGTTCAGCGGGAAGTCGGGCGCAATATCTACCGGTGCGTAAATGTAAGTGCCTGCCCACGAAAGCACGGCGCCTGTGGCGGGCGCGAAAGCGAGCGTAACATCGCCGCCGGAATCGACGACATAGTCAGTGACCGCCGCGCCCGGCGGAATGTAGGAAGTCGCGACAGTCGACTGCTCGATCTGCAAATCGAAGAGCGACAGCGTACCGGGTCGATCGAGCGGAAGTACGGCAATCGAATCTTGCGCGATCCCGCTCGGCTCATTGAAGAGCAGCGAGCAGCGATACCAGCCGCCGCCCACCGACTGTATCGCCGCGCTCGCGCCGCCGGTCGTGCCAACGATCGTTCCGGTGAAGAGATTGAAGGTCGCAGACATTGCGGGAGACAGCTTGTCGTTCGTAATGACAAACTGCGCGCCCACCGTCCCGGCTTTCGCAAAGATCGAATACGCCTGCGCACCTGGCGCGTTGTTCAGTAGGTAATAAAGGTTGCCGCCCGCGCTCGACCCGAACGTCACCACCGACGCATTGTTCGTCCCGTCGGGCGCTGCCGCCGCGTTCTGCGCGATCGTCGTGCCGAGGTACGAGGAGAAGCTATTGATCGAGGGAGCGTTGTTCGTGCGCGGCGTGGGGTACAGCTGCTGTGTGCCTTGCCAGTCAGTCCGGAAGATAGTCGCGAGCAACATCTGCACGAGCTGCTCGCCGGCAAGCCCCGAGAGCTTGAAGTTGACAGTCGAGCCGTCGCCGACGCCGAACTGCTGCGGAGTGGTGATGATGCCGCTCATACCAGTGTCACCGAGATGTTGGCCGCCGAGATCGTCGGGACGTTGTTGATGTTCACCGGCAACAGGTTCAACGTCGGCGAGGCCGTGCCGATGAGCACCGACAGAATCTCGACCGACGGGTCGACCGCCGCGATCGGCGCATAGAACCGGCTTGCATAGATCGTGCGGCCGATACGAGCGCGCTGGCCACCGTCGCCGCCGGCGAACGCCGAGACGATCGCCGCCTGGATCAGGCTGACCACATTAGCGGGAAGGGTCGAAAGGTTCGAGATCTGGACCGCAAACAGGATGGGCAGCGGGATGGCGGTCTGGTACGTGACCGCATACGTCGGGTAGGGCGGTGTGTATCCATCGGTGTCGTTCACGTTCACTGTCGTGTTGCCGTTGTAGTTGCAGCCTGGTCCTTTCTTCGTCCAGATGGCGTTCGCGATATCAGCGGCCGCGCCGCCGGCTGCGCATACATACAGTGAGTTCGCCGCGAGCAGGACGCCGCCCACGGTCTGCGCGGTGCCGAGCGGCTGGTCGACAACATAGGCGTCCAGCACGTTCGTCACGGTCAGGACCGCGCCGCGAACGGACGGCACCGACCCCTTTCCATTGAGTGCAACAGAGGCGCGGCGCCGCGCTTCGAAGTCCGAGCGGCTTTCAACCACGTTGCCCATGACGCCGGGTGCCGCGTTTGTGATCGTGTCCCAGCCGGGAATTGCCTGGTAGATCTGGTTGAGCTGGCCAGCGGGGCAGGCGATCGGGCCCGTGACACTGCACGCGAACGCGAGATTGATGCTGCCGCTCGCGGGGATCGTCCCGGCCTGGGTGCAGAAATAGACGTTACCGTCGGTCGCCTGCGCACGCGCGCCAACCGGAATCGGTGTGTTGACCAAGCCCGAGCAGGTTGCGATAACCGAAGTCGGCTGTGCAGGATTGCGCTCAATGAAATAGATCTTTGCGATGCCGTCCTGCATGCGCCCATCGGCCACGTCGGGATCCACGCCGTTCGCGAGCTCGAGGAACTGATCGTTGCAGTCGCCGATGATCGCGGTCAGGCTGGAAGAGCGCTGCCCCTGCGGCGTGTTCAGCGCCGGATTCATGTTGCCGCCGTAAGCGGCATTTGTGTCGGCGATGACGCCGGTCAGGATGTCGGCCTCATCGGGCGCGACGAAGCCGGTCGGGCCGAAGGTGAAGCCGGGTACGCTGGTGGCAGGTGTGGACATAGCGAGTCTCGTTAGAAGCCAACGGACGGCAACGGATTGCCATCGGTATCAGTAAGCTGGATTTGACCGGTAACGGTGCGTTGGTCGAACGAACCGATCACGCACACGGCAGTTCCGACACCGGGAACCGTCAGCGCCACGCGCTGCATCTGCGCGGTGATCAAGGACAAGGGCGGTTGCTGGCCGAGGATGTCCTGAAAGTACGGAATCCCGAGTGTGGTGTCGTACCAGCACTCGCTGAGGAACGTGCGCACGGCCGTCGCGACGTCCTGCGCGATCGCATAGGGGTCGCTTGCAACAGCCTCGTTGCCCGACGCGTCAAGGCATAGATCCCACGTCGTTTGGTCAAGCAAAAGTGTGTTCATGGTCGCGATCTCACTGTGGCGGTCCGCCCAATCCGGTACCGCCCGAACTGGTGTGCTGGTGTGTGCTATCGATCGCCTTGCCATTCGAGGTAATCGTGCCGAAGAAGTTGACGGCACCGCTAATGCTCGACGCGACGCCGCTCACGATGCTGCCCGTCATACCCGCTAGCCACGACAGCAGGCCTTGAATGATCACAGCGCCGCTAAAGCGAGACGTCGGCGAGTTGACCGTGAACGAGGTCGACGCCGTGGCGACGATGACCGGTGCCTGAAGCGAGATCTGCGTCGGCGAAACGAGCGTGATGCCGCCGGCCGAGAACTGGACGTATTGCACGGGCGTGCCGTTGAGCATGCCGCCGATGTAGAGGCCGTCCGCCATGTCGTTGCGCCGCTTGCTGCCCGGGTTCGCTTGCGCCTTGTTCGCTTTTACCGACGAGATGTCGCGATCAGCGAACAGGCAGATGCCGATGTCGCCGACCTGCGGGTCGAGGATCACGGCGTTGGTGCCACCCTGCAGCCGGAAATAGGGGATGTTGTTCACCACGCCGTGCGGCACTGCGTTGTCGTCTCCGTCGAGCTGGTTCACCAGCGGCTGCACGTTGACGTAGCCTACCGGTGACACGCCGCCGGCGTTCGTCACCGCGACGATCTGCACAAGCGTCGCATGGCTCGCGCTGCCGAGGATTTGGCGGATCAGGAACGATTGCGCGTTGTAGTCGGACGTGGCCGACGTCTGCCGCTGCGCGCCCTTGTAGCCGAAAGAGCTATTGGTCATAGGGCGGCTGTCCGAGGATTTCAGTGAACCAGTTGCCACCTGGTGTCTCGCTTTCGAGCGAATGGGCGACGGACGGCACGTACCACTTCCCGCACGCGACCTTCAGCGTGCTTTGCACCTGGACGTAACCGCCAGGTTTGATGTCGGGATTGAACAGCGTGGTGAGCCCGAGGCCATTACTCGAAAAGGTCGGGTAGCCGATCATGTCGGTGTCGACCGAGATCAGGGGAATGTCGCCGCCGCGCGCGCCGGTCTTCGGCCAGATGGCGAGCACACCGCGGTCGATTGCGAAGCTAATATCGGCGGCGCGCGCGCAGGCGCGGCATTGCATCAGAGCGGTACCGGGGAAGTAGGGGTTTGAGAGCTGCACGGTCACGCCGTTGTTCTCGAAAGTCAGGCCCATTGTGGTGGCGAGTCCCTGCATGATCGTGGCGACGTCGGTAGCACCCTGAAAGCTGAGTGCACCCACGGGCTTGACCAGGGCCGCCAGGCCGCCCGCGCCGATCACGTTGAGCGGAACATCGGGCACGCCTTGAAACTCGCCCCACGCCTGGTCGATCGTGCCGGAGAAGATCGTCTTGAGCCCGGTCTCGCTGTCGCCGGCGGCAACCAGCATCGAGTTCTGCAGGCGGACCGTGGAGTTGATCGGGCCCACGGCCGTCAGCTGGTTGATCATGTCGAGCGGCAAGCCGAAGATCCGCACCTGCGCTGCCGCCATCGCGTCGCCGCCTGGCACGACGACCGAGGCCTGCACGCGCAGGCCTGTGAGTGTCACGGTGTTCGCGCCCGTGTCGCCAAACTCGCCGAGTCCGAGCGAGAGCGTCACGTCGATGCGTTTCTTCGTGAAGCTCATAGGTCGCTCGCCTCAAGGTAGATGAGGCTGTAGCGCGAGCCGAGTCCCGTGCTTTGCGGGTCGGACGTGCCTTGTGTATCCACGAATGCCAGATCGCCCACGAAGCCGAGATACGCGTGCCTGACGATGCGCACGCGGTCACGCGCGATCGCGCCTTGAACGATCGGCGCGTTGTTCACATACACGTCGACATAGAGCCCGGTGGTCTTCTGGTAGACCTTCAATTGACAGTTCTGGCCGCCGAGCACGCTGTTCAACTTCTGGGAAGGCGTTGCCGAGATCGGGATAGATTTCATATTTACCTAATCGTCGTGCCCGACTGGAGAAGCGCGAAATTTTGAGCAGGGGTCAGCGTCGTTCCCTGGACCTGTCCCAAACTGATCGGATCAGCGGAAGCGGGGTTTTGCACCTGACTGGCGGGAAGCGAACTTGATGACCCGAACGCTACCGGCGCACCCGACCCTGTTGTCGCGCTTTCTCCGGTATTACTGAACTGCGCGGCCGTCGCCTCGCGGATCTGCGAGAGCGCCACCTCGACCGTCAGGAGCGTCGCACCGTTTCTCGTCTCGCGGCGATATCGATAGCCGGCGACGTTCGCCTGAAAGTACGACGCCTCGGGCGTCACGATGCTGTAGAGGTCGGTCGACTTCGATGCCAGTTCAATAGCCTGCAAAAACGCTTGGCGTTTCTCAATCGCGCCGCCGCAATGCAGTCGCACCCGTGCTTCGAAGGGGAGCTGAACCTTGTTGTATGACTGGAAAGCGCCTTGCTCCATTGGTGCATTGGAGATGTGCGAATCGCTGCCGAACTCAAGCGCGCCGACCGAATCGGAAACTGCGATCGGATCGTTGTTCGCATCGAAGATGCCCCAGACCGGCTGGCTCAGACCTAAGGCGAATTGTCCGAGGCCTACCGAGATCAGCGCGGAATTGACCGAGGCGAGGACCGGCGCGCCTACTGTCCGGACAAGCGCCGGCACGCCCGGCACATTAGGCACATTCGGGAACTGCGGCACGGGAAGATTCGGCATCGGCATGATCAACCCAACCCGTTATTTTCTTGGGAGACGGTGAAGTTGAACTTCTTCACTTCCGAACCGAACGCGCTCGCGATGCCTTTGGCGTCGGTCGCCTGCGTGTAGATATTCACTGGACCGTTCACGTGCGTCTCGGTGGAGGAGTGCGAGACCGACGAGTTGTCGGTCATGCTTGGCGCGATCGCGCGCGCACCGATTGGATATTGAGTCGCAGCCCGAGCTGCATATCGGCGGGCGTCGGATGGCACTTCAACGATCTTCGGGTCGACATCGGATTTAGGAACCGCGACGATCTTTGGATCGATCACGGATTTACCTTCCGTGTCTTTCAAAAGCTGCGCGGCATACGCCTGGCGCTGCGGGATCATCGCCTCGGATTTGCCCGGGATCTCGTACTCGTTCGAGTGAATAGCCGCGGCCTCGGCGAAGGTCTTGGCCGCTTTGATGTGATCGCCCGCGCGTTTGTAGATGCCGTGCGTGAGTTCGTACTGCATGAAGCCGAGCTGCTCGTCGAACGTCGATCCCTTCAGGTCGTGGCCGGACCAAGCCTTGAACGCTTTGACTCGGTCGCCCAGCCATTGACCGATCCCAAAAGCACCCGATGTCTTGTTCTCGGCGTTCGGGTCGACGTTGCTTTCCTGCGTGACGCTGCCAACGATGCCGGCCGCCTGTTCCCGCGTCCATCCCTGAGATTGGAAGTAGGCGAGCGCTGCCTTCGCGCGCTTCTGGCCGTCGCCATCGGTCTTCGAGTGGACCCAAGCCGTTGCAGACGAAACCTTATCGTCTATCCAGCTCGTGGTCTTCTCGGCGGGCGTCGGTCCCTTGGCGGCTTTTGGATCTCCGAGCTTCGCCTCCCAATCAATCGGGTCGAGGCCAGCAAGTCGAAGGAAGACGCCCATAATGTTGCCGATCACAGTAAAGATCCGCTCAGCGACCGGCGCAATACGCTCAAAGTCTTTGATAACGCTGTCTACCCAGGCCTTGACAAGAGGCGCGTTCTTCTGAATTTTTTTAACAGTATCGTCGACCCACTTAACGATGTCTTCCTTATGATCAACGATCCAATCGGCAAGCTTTTCTAACCAAGCAACGAGTTGCTTTATCTCCGGCATAAGTGCCGTGAGCAGAGTAACGCCCGTTACCTGTAGCTGATTTTCCAGCGAATCAAAGTTTCTCCTAAGCTCCTCTGCTGGCTTAGATGCGTTTCCTAGTGCAGTCGCGAGTCCGGCTTGAGCACGGCGTGCCGCTTCGATGGCTTCAGGACCTTGCTTCAGGAAATTGAACTCGGCCGGCGTGATGCCCATCTGCGAGGCGACCAGCTGCGCGCGACCGGGATCAGTTTTCGCGAGGTTCGAGATGATCCGTGCGCGGGCGAGCAGGTAGGTGTTGCCGTCCTTCAGATCCGAAGCTTTCCCGCCGTACTGCAAGAATTTGTTGATGCCCTCGGTCACACCCGTCAGCTTGAACTTCGCGACTTCCTTCTGCGAATCGAGCAGCGCCGCGGTGATTCCCTCGGCGGTGCCGCCGGCATTCTTGGCTGCGAGCTGCCACTCGGCGAGATCCTTCGCGCTCATGCCGAGGTTCTCGGACATGCGCCCGAGCGCAGCCGTCGAAAGAATGGTGTGTTCGGTGAAGTTCTTCAGGCCCATGCCGGCAGTGAAGACGGCGAGGAGAGCCAGGGCTTCGTTGCGGATCTTGGTGAAGAAGAGCGCGGCTTGCTGGCCGCGCGCCTCCATCTCTTTGGCGGCGTGCGCGGCCTCGTCGGACGTGGCCTTGATCGACTTCTTGGCGTCGGCCTGACCGCGTTTGTACTGCGCAGGGTCAAGGCCAAGCGTTACAACCAGCGCATCGATCACAGTAGCCACAATCACTTCCTCGGTGGGTTGAGGACCTGCTCGTTGTGACTATCGACGATGATCAGCTCGAGCAGGTCATGCAGGTCTCGCGCCCCGTAGATCGTCTGCATCTCGTGCAGCTTTGCCAGACCACGAGATACGACAGTTCCGACCGTTCGAGGCACATTGGGATAATCAATCAGGCCGGGGTGGAAGCTGCCGCTCCGGAGGCCTCTGATCGGGCGGCGCTCATGAAATGATCGAGGTGCACGCTGAAGACTTCCTTGCGCAGCAGCAGGCGCGTGGCGACCTCTTCGCAGTCATCTTCGATCAACGGACGCACGACGTTGGCGTTCGTCGGGTCAGGCATCACCTGGACGCACTCCATCATCTCGTCGAGCAGCGGCTTGGCCATCGTGTACGGCACGCGCGAGATGGCTTTGATCAGCGTTCCGATGTTCATGGCGGCGAGCCCAGCGAGGCCCGCGCCCGCGACCTCGTCGGGAATGTCCGCGCCCGAATTCATCATCGCGAAGATCAGGCGCGCGGCCCAATCCTCGCTGACCGACGCCGGCATCTCGGTGATGAGAAAACGCTTGCCCTTGTCGCGGCCTGCGGCCGGCACGGTGTAGATGCGCGTGTTTCTCATGTCAGAACGCCGCCGGATCGATGTTGTCCCAGATGATCTGGTATTCCATGGCCGCCAGCGTCTTGTTCGCCGTCGGAATTGAGCGGATCCGGCCAAGCACGCCGTTCGTCAGCGTGTACTTCTTGCCAATCGATGGAATCGCGATCGTGGCATTGGCCGACAGAATGCTCTTGTTCGCCTTCATGGTCGCAAGCCACGTCTCGAAGAGCGTAAGGGAAGGCGAGTCTGGCATGATCGTGAAGGTCTGCGGCGTGTTGTATGGCACGTAGCCCGCGAACATGTTGCCGTCGACGCCCTTGCCATGCTCAGCCGGTTCGATATCGTCGGTCGCAAACATGGCATCGGCGCCGAACTTCACGAGCTTCTGCGGCACCGGGTAAAGGTTCGTGATCGACAACATGACCACGGCGTTGCTTGATGTGATGTCCATGTTCGTTCGCCTTTATTGGACCAGGATGGAAGCCATCTGAAGCACCTGGAGCGACTGACCGTCCATGTACCAGTAGTTGATCGGTGGCGACTGGCGAGCTGCGCGCACCTGCGCGGCAGCCTGAAGCACCTGCAGATACCAGCCGCGCGTCGAAAGAGATACGTCGATGGCGAGTCCTGCCGCCGCATTCACCTCGGCCACTTGAGCCGCCGACAAAGCTACGCCGCCGCGCTGGCCGCCGAAGTTTTGGAAGCGATTGATCGGATCGGTCAGGAACGCTTCGATCAGGGTGTTGCCGTCGGCGTTGTACGGAATGGAGTTGACGGTCGTGAGCCCCGTGACCATCGCGAGCTGGAACTGGTTGTTCAACCAGATCTGGTTCACATAGGAGTCGATCCAGTCGTACTGCCCGGCGACCTGGCCATCGGACAGGAAGAGGAAGTCCTGATTCGCAGTTGCGAAGTCGCCGTAGCAGTTGTAGCCGTTGGCGATCAGGTTCGAATATGTCGTGCCATCGGTGACGTCGGCGGTCAGACCGTCCTGCGAGCGGAACGACGCAGTTGCGCGGCCGTTCGTCGCGCTAAAGTCGAGCGATGCGACGTAGCCCATCAGGAACGCAGCCTTGTTCGCCGGGCCCCAAATCGGTGCCACGCCCGACATCGCGTTGAGACTGGCGACATAGCCGAGCGACGTCGTCGCCGGGACAGTCACGGTGGGACTTGCGTCGGTGTCCCACGCTGCATAGAGATAACGGTTGCCCTGTGCGACAGTCCAGGCGGCGAACGCCATTTTCAGCGTGTTGCCTGCGCCGTTGTCCGGATCGAACGTGGTCATAAACGAGCACCAGTTCGTGGTCGCCTTTACGATCGCTGCCATCGCCGTCGCTGGCGTCGCTGCGATTGCGCCTTGCGAAGTGACCGCGCCAGTTGCTTGGGTCAGCAGCAGGCCAGCGGCGAGCGAGCCAGTGGCAAAGCTCATCGTCGACGTGGCACCGGTCGTGGCGCTGGTGAACGTGAATGCGTTGGACTGGCTGTCAAAGGCAACGACCGGGCCGGAGGTGAACGCCGCGGAGATCAGCGCCGCCGCACTCGAAAAGCTCGTCGCACCGGTGAGCGTGATCGCCGAGGAAGTCTTCACGACGCCGTCGACCGTCAAGGTCAGAATGCCGGTGAGCGCCTGGAGCTGCGCGAGCGTCATGCTGGCGAGTGAGCCGCCGCGCAAATAAGCGCTAACCGGCGCGGTCGGATATTGATAAAACCCGAGTTGACCGGGTTTCTTCGTCGAGTTTTTAAACCCACCGAAATAAACTGCGGCCAATGCAGCTTCATTTGAAGCCGGACCGAAGTAATTTGAAACGGCAAGAGCCGTGGGAAATCGCGGAACAGTTCCGATCGGCGGACGCGTGCTATTCGTCAACATAATGCCGACGAGGTCGAGAGCAGACCCACCAGCGCTAATAACGCTCGGGATTGCGCTCGCAATTAGGGAGGCGGGGATCGACATTGAAGGCTCCGGGCTAAATGTGATTTACTGCGTTATCGGGATTCTAACGGGTTAATCGATCGATGATTATCAAAACATGCAAGGCTTGCCAGAAGCGGAAACCGGCAAGCGATTATTACAGCCATCCAAAAACCGCCGATCTGCTGCGCGCCACGTGCAAGAATTGTTTCAAGCAAGCTCAGCGAGACCGGTATGCAGCGGACCCGCAAAAGGTCTTGGCATCAAATAAAGCCTGGATCGCGCGAAACTACACCTACTACCGTGCTCAGCAAACCGAATCAAAAGCGCGGGCACGCGAAAAGCGTCAAGTCGGATAAGTCGCGTCGACGCTGATTATATTGACGTTCAGCGCATCTGCGAAATCCTGAGGAACGCTTGTTATAGGGTTGTACTGAAGTACGGCCTCAATAGACCAACGCTGCTCAAATTGATTTTCACCGTTAATGAACGTCATTTGCCTTCCGTCATCGCAATATAACGGCTGAATATCAAAATTTGATGCGGCAAACACGTCACACGCATATTGGTCATTAAACAGCGTCGATATCATCGCAGTCGTATCAGCTGAAGCAGGACCGTGAATATCAATCTGGATCGTGATTTTCTTCGACTGCTGATAATTGCGCGTGCCGGGGTTTGTTCCCGGGTCGGTATAGGTGGACGAGTTTGTCGACAACCGGCTCTGATACAGCACAGTCATCGTCAGGAAATCATCGCGCTCGGGCTCGGGCACGCGGTTGTCCTGGCTGCTGATCACCTCGACGCCATCGGGCACGATACCAAGCAAAAAGCCGCGCAAGGCGGCTAGGACGTTGTCTTCGGTGATGCTAATCGTAGTGGTCACGGTGTCGAATCCTTCTGAAGCTGAATGGCAAGCGAGCACCAGGTGGCCCATGTCTCCATCACCTGCACGACAAGCCACGTGGTACCGCGCAGATCCGCGCGCACATCTTCCGTTGTGCCGAAGACAAACAGGTCACCGCCTTGGTCACCCGGGCGGTACGCGCCGCGCCAGTCCCCATCGAGCCGCGCATTGCGCAGCACACCTTGAATGTTCAGGCCGTCGAGGTGCGCTATCTGCGGCGAGGAGAGGGCTTGCACCTGAACCACGACCGGCGTGCTGGTGTAGGTCGGCGTGCGTTTGCCGCTGGCTGATGTCGTGTAGCCGGCGCTTTGCTTAAGCGTCGCGGCGGTGTTTGAATTGATGACGCTGATTGCAGCGTTCGCTATGCCTCGGATATTCATTCTTCGCTCACCGGTCCGTCGACCAGGTCGTAGGCGACCGAGTTCAGCATGTTCTTCGTGTCGCGCAACGGCTGATCGTGGCCTTTCTTGGCGATGGTTGATGCCGCATTGGGCGGCGTCGAGAACGTGCCGATCGTCTGCTTGATGTCGGTCATGGCCGCTTCGCCGGCGAGCTTCAGCGCCTCCTCGAAGTTGCCACCATTGCGCTGCAAGGTGACACCGACGATCTTGGCCCAGCGCTCAGCTTTAGCGGCGGCCGTGGATCTCATGAAAGGGCGAGGAGGCGTGACGATCGTGTGGCCGTCGACCGTGCGCGTCGTGCCGTACTCATTCCAGAAGGCGACCATCGCGGTAGGCATGCCGTCCGGATAGCGCGAGCCTTCGAGGATCCCGGCGCGCATTGTCTTGGTCGCACCGTCGAGGTATCGCGCGAGAGCAGCGTCGAGCTTCGTGCCGCCTACGACTCTAGTAGCGCACATAGCACGGCGCCGGGAAGTAGTGGAACGAGCGGAACGGCAGGATCATTTGCCAGTACATGGCGCCGTACATGGACTGCATCCAGAAGGCTGCGCTCCTGCTGGCAGAGGCTGCGAACCCGATGCTCACAGAGCCTTCGCCGGCGGACGTCATCTGTCCAACGATGGCCGCGCTTGAACCGTCACCACTGCCAGCACGCCCAAAGAGGAACGCAATGTGTGCGGTGATCAGGTAGAGAAGGGTGGTGCGCTTGTCCAGGTCTTGGACGATCGAACAGGGCGTGTTGTCGAGGAACGACTCAGCCATCGTGAAGTACATACCGAGCGTCCCGGTCGGCACCGCCGTGAACGCCGGATACAGCGCGATGAACGCTGCAGGGTCGAACACGACGATGCCAGGGACGTCGCTCATTACACAGCCTTGCGGGTGCCGTCGACAGTCTTGTCTTCCGGATGCGCGTCCGGATCGTATGCCTCGAAGCCCGTCTTTTCCTTCTCGCGCTCGGCAGCGGCCGCTGCTCCGGACTTCTCGTCGCTCTTCGCGAAGATCAGCCCATTCTCGTGCGCAGCTGAGAGGCCGTGATCTTCCACGATCTCTTCCCATGCGGCAGCATCCACGCCGCGCGTCACGCCGAAGCCTGCGACGCTGTCGCGCCCAGCCAAGCCGCTCACTTGCAACGGCGAGCGCTCAAGGCCGTACATGCCAACGAGCTTCACCTTCTTGCCGTTGCGCAGGTCGTACACGATGCCGTGCGGCAGCTTGCAATACACGGTCACCGTACCGCTTGCTTTCTTCGGCGCGGCAACAGCCGGCGCGTTCGGGTTTGGATTGGTTTCGGCCATCTCAGACTCCCAGCATTTGAACGACGAACACGGGGTAATAGATCACTGCGCCCCATGCATGGCCCGATTTCTTCTCGGAGAACGACGACGAGTGGCGCACCACGCCATGAGCACGCATGCGCTCGGCGTAAGCCAGTTCGCCTGTCGGCTGACCTTCGACGTCCTGCGCGATCAGCTGGATCAGGTTGCCGCCTGTGGTTGCGAATTCGGGGATCGTGACGATCTCCATATTCGGCCATGCGAGCTTGATCCGGTCGCTGAGCACCTGACCGTAGCTGTTTTGCTTCGTGAGCTGACCTTCGGAGAGGGGCGGCATGCCCATCTTGAACTTGGTCTTCACGTTGATCAGGCCGTTGCCTTGCGCAATCGCCTGGTTCGTGATTTTCACGAAGTCGGCATAGATCTCGTCGGCGGTCTTCAGCGCCCAGGTCACGCCGCCCACGCCAGTCGTCGGCGTGATGGGAGCAGGCAGCGACGGATCGTTCATCGCGCCATAGTTCTGCAGGCCGGCCACGCCAAACAAGAAGATCAGATTTTCCTTCTTACGCAGGATGAGTGCCGATGCGATCTGTTGGCGCGACGCGTAGTCGATGCGCGCCTTAGCAGCGACCGCCATCTGCTTGTCACCCCATTGCGTGCTCGTCTGGAAGCCGTAGTTCTGGCGATCCGGGAAGTTCGCATTGTGACCGGACATTCCGTTTTCGGAAAAGTCGCCGTACGTCGCCGTTTCACCGACCGACTCGACCGTCATAAACGTCGTTGTGTTCATCGCCCAATCGCCCTTCTGCACGGTGGGGTAGAGCAGCTCGGCGTTCATCGGCGAGACGAGGATCTCGATGATGCGCGGGTCGAAGTAGTTCGTGAGCATCGCGGGGATGCCGTTATTCGGGACGGTGACCATGGGACCGGCAGCGTCCATTGCTGCGACGAGTTTGGTCTTGGCCGGCGCGTCGAGCAACTCCGCACCTCGCGGGAGATGAATCCCGAATTCCCCCAATTGATCGAGTTTCATGCGTAGTTGCTCCAGGTCGAAATCTTGATGACGCTGTTGGCAGCGCCTCCGCGTTCCACGGCGAACGGTGTTTCAATCGCGCCCGTGACGGTTGCGCCTTTCGCGCCGAACTGCAGCGTGCCATCGGCGAGGGTGGCGAAAACCTTTTGGCCAAGCGTCGAAGCATTGGCGGAAGTGGCGAACCACTCACCGCGTTGTGCAACCTGCACGGCCCACCCGGCGGGCAACGTCATGCCGGCTTCCTGCAAGTACGTCAGGATGATGCCGACCTGGTCGCGAATGGCGAAGCCCAGCGGCAGACCGGTTCCGGTATTGAGGACGGTGCTGTCGGCCGACTCCCAGACAAAGCGCGCGACTGCGAGACCGCCGGTGCCGACTTGACGAGCGATCACTGAGATCGGGTTCATCGAAGCGCGGTCGCCCGGCACGCCGATTTCCGGTTGTTGCTGAATAGCTGTTTGGAAAGGCATGACGGATCCTTAGGCTTGGCGGATATTGGCGAGCGCACCGAAGGTCGTGAGCAATTCGCCCGCGTTCTTTTCGTCGTTCGCAACGTAGTGGGGCGTCGCCGACTTTTGCTGAATCAGCACTTCGACGATGCCGGCATAGGCGGGTGCCGCGTGGTCTTCAGGCTTCATGCCAGAAGTCTTCAGCGCGTGCGCGAAGATCGCTTCGGCTGAGTCGAAGGCCATCGCATCGAGCTTGCCAACGAGCGGGGCGACTTTCTCGGCGGCCTTGAAACGACCTTCGATCGAAGCCTTCACACCGTCGGTCGCGGACTTGATCTTCTCGTCCATGGCCGACGCGTTCTTGGCGGCTTCGGCCTTTTTCGCTTCTTCGGCGGTTTTGGCGGTTTCGTCAGCGGCGGCCGTCGACGTGCCTTCCATCTTCTCCATGATCTGCTTGAGCAGAGCCACGATTTCAGCGCTGCCGGCATCGGCGTCGGTCGTGGTGTCGGTGGTTTCACCGAGCGCCTGGACTTCTTCGAGTGCCTGTTCGAGCGCGCTTTCAACGCCTTCAGTGTCGATGCCTTCATCCATCGCCACCTTGAGCTTTGGCATATGCGCTTTAAGCGCTGCCTTTTGCTTGGGATTCAGTTTCACGGTTTTAACCTTTACAGGATGGTGGAGTTTGGAATCGGCAACGAGAACATCAGGCCCGGCGCGACCCTCAACGACTAAAGCGACGTGATTACCTTCAATCTGCGTCATTTTAATATCGTATGGCGTGCCATTATAGGCACCTTTAATCAACACGGGAATATAGCGATATGAGGCGGATAACTGCCTTTGCTCGTCCGTGTCGATTTTATCGATATAATCCGCGTCCCAAAAACCCAGCCCGTTGTCGAGATATTCGCCGTTGAAAGTGGCGGAATTACCGGTGCTCCCGATAATCACCTCTTTTTTTGGGTTCTCGGCGGTGACATGGGTATGGACGGCGAGGATCGGAATGTTGTTGAACGTGTGCGCCGACGCCTCAAGCTCCTCGGGCGGACGGAACACCTGGTAGACCTTGTCCGGATCTAGGCCGAGCTCGTCCCACTTGGGAATCTCGCGCCCGTAATACGGATTTACTCCGGCTTTTGAAATGTGGCTAGATTCGAGAAACAGCCGGCCATCGGTGTCGACTCGGCGCACGCTGCCCTTGTCGAAAGCCAAAACCACTTCGGATTTATTCGGTTTCATCGTCCACGCCCGGGATAATAGGTGCCCCGACGCAGCCGCAATTAATCAACTCGCCGGGGAATACATACTCGCCGTCGATTTTAAGACCTTTATCGAGGTCGAATATCTTTCCATTTGCCAAAACATGCGAATGTCGCGGGTTTTTACCGCCGCCGGTGTGCAACCACCTCGCTTTTGTCACTCCCAATGCCTGTTGCCGGACGCGCGCCATTTGCGCGGTGGCCTTATTGTTTTGGTCGTTCGCGATTAATTTGGCGCGTTTTCGCGTGATGCCGTAGCGGGCTTCGAGGTTGTTCGTCAGGGTCTGGAGGTCGCGCCCAGAGGTGACACTGCGCATAACCATGCCCTCGACCTCGCTGAAGTACTCCGACTGGATCGACTTGATCAGCCCGACGTTTTCGACGATCGAGGCCTGCAAGACGTTGTTCGTGATCAGCGTGTCTTTCATCGAGACGCCGAAACCGGTCAGGGAGACAGCGGCTTGCTTGGTGGCGTTGCTGGCGTGCCGGTCGACCTTGGCAATGAACCACCGCGCGAGATCCGGGGCGTGCTCGGCGAACATCTTCTTCCACTGGGCGGCGCGCTTGGCCAGCTGGTCGGCGAGATCGCGCGCTGGGCTCGAATCCCGAACAATCTCACCTTCACGTGCCGCATAGGTAGCGCGCAGCCAGTAGAGCGTCGAGCGGTGCATCTGGTAGATGAGGTCGTCGAGCTTGCGCTGGTATGCGATGCGCAGCGCAGCACTCGGCAGAGTAGGGCGCGCCTCGCCGCGCGTTTTGGCGGCGCGGCCCATCAGACGTCGCCGGAAGAATCCGTATCCGGATCGGTGGTCGGGTCAGGCGGCGTCGGCAAGTCATCGACGTCGAGCGACTCGTATCCGCTGTCCGGATCAGCCGCGAGACGTGTGCGAACTTCCTCGATGGACACGCCGCCTCGATCAAGATAGATGGCATCAGTATCAGCGTTGCTCTTGCGGTTCTGCGCCTTCTCGGTCTCGCTCAGCTCATGCAGCGGCACAAAGCTGTGTGTCAAATCCGGATCGATCTTGTTGAATTCGGATAGCTGGATGACCTTGACCGCAGTGTCGAGGTTGTCGCCGAACATGCTCGACTGCTGGCTCGACACGTGATCGTACCAATTCGACTCGTCGTATTCGCCCGTGCTGTTGAAGCCTTTGGGCGAGATGCCGAGCAATTTGACGGCCGGCGTGCGAGCGATCGCGGAGAGCAGCTCCAATTGCTGCGAGACGATGTCGCCGAGGCCGGAAAGCGGTGTGTTGACCTGGACGAATTCCTCGCCGTCCATGTCGAGGGTTAGCAGGCCGTCGTTCGTGGCTTGCGCGCTCCAGATGGCAGCGCGGCCCTTGAGTGACTGCGCATCCTCGTACCCGCCGCCGTTGAGCATCTGGCTCATGTCCGTTTTCAGGATCGATGTCGAGAAGCGTTTGACCAGCTTGGCGACCGCGATGCGCACAGTGTCGAATCGGTCGACATAGTCGAGCGCCATCTGCGCCATCGGGATTCCGAAGAAGTTGTATGCGGGCTTGAGTAGAATCGGCGGATCGTTCTGTACGAAGCGCAACAGGCGCGAGGCGTGCACAGTGCGCCCTTGGATCAGCCAGGCGTTCGGCTTGTAATAGCCTGGGTTGAGCGGGTTGTCAGCGTTGTACGGCGCCGGGTAGCAGTTGATCGGCTCGATGAGCCGGAAACCTTTGAACGAACCTTTCGGGATCTTGGCAGAGTCAAGCGTCAACGGCGTCGCGACTTCGGCCCTACCTTCGGGTGTGTTCGTGTCGTCGCCCATGTCCATGAACAACATCGCGCCGCCCATGTAACCGGTCGTGCAGGCGGCGGCATTGAAATATTCTTTCGTCTTGAATTTCTTCGTTGCGGCGTCGAGGTCTTGGACGCGCTTCGTGTCGCTTGCCTCGGATCCCTTGCCGCTGAACTCAATCCACTTGCGCGTCATCTCGTCGGCGAGGGTCTGCACGATCGCGCGAATCAGCGGGTGTTGAGCAACGAGGGAGAGGGCAGCGTAGCCCAAGAAATCGACGCCAGCGAGATTGTTGAACCCGCTGTGCATGCCGACGATGTTTGCCATGTTGTCGCACATGGAGTCCATCGCCAAGACTTGCGTTTTGTGATCTTTCGGGATGGTGCCGGGCGCGACTTCAGGCGGTTTGAACTTCTTAGCCCAATCGACGGCGCCGCCCGGGTCGCCAAATGCCGAAAGCGCCAAAGGATTGATCTTCAGGCCTTTACGTGTCGGCCCTTCGAGTGACGGCCAATGAGGCTCAACGCGAGGCGTTTGCTCGAGCGTGACCTGAGAAGGGGCGACCGGGAGAAGCGGCGCGCCGCTGAGAAGAGAGCGGATACGTGTCAGCATGGCGCGCCGTCAGGTGGATTACGAAGCGTCGCCGGCTTGATAGTCGCCGGTTGACGAGGCTTGTGCAGACGCCTTCGAGTGCAGATGCAGCAACACGCCGATCGCCTGCATTTCTTCCTTCAGCTTCTCGACCGTGTCTTCCTCGAACGAGTGCAGCGCGGCGAGAATGCCTGCGAAGCGATCCTTTGCCTCGGTGTGAGCGCCGGCATCGATCACCACCTTGCCGGTGTTGTCGTCGACAGGTGCGGCGGTCGGATCTGCTGCCGGCACTTCAGCGAGCGTCGGCACACCAGGTGCGGCAGGCGTCGGCAGCGAAGCCGCCGCGGTCAGTTCGCCCGTGGTCGGTGCGTCGACCACTTGCGGAGCCGGTTCAAACGTAGCGCCAGGCACCGGCGGAACGATATCGGTGCTTTGGTCCGCTGCGGCGGTGTCGGAGAGCGAGGCAGACGTCGCAGACGATGTCGTGTCGCTTTCGGGGTTGCTTGCCACAGACGAGACACCGGCGTTTGGGTCAGCGGCCACGCCACCGACATCAGCGTCCGTAACCGAGGAAGTCGCAGACGCAGCCGGGTCCGATGCAGCCGGGGCATCGTTTCCCGCGTCGATCAACGGCTGGGCGCTTGAATCCACCGTCGCGCCTTCGGCGAGCAGATTCGGCACGTCAGCAGCGGCGATCGCGATCACGTCGCTTTGCGCATCGCGGGTCGATACGTCGGCGAACACCACCTTCGTGGTTTCGTTGTAGAACAGGCATTGGCCCGGTTGCGCGGCGGCCGCGTCAGCATCGGACATATGCAGGGGAAGGGCGGCAAAGAGCAACGCCGAGATAATCGAACGACGCAAATTAAACATTTTGATTCACTCCGGTGAGGGTTATTAATCCCGAGAATGCCGATTTTAAGCGGCCTGCATTGTCTGTAATGCTTCGGCGGAAATGATAATACCCTGTCCGCGACCGCGTATATAGCCATCGAGCGAATAGCGAATGCCGTCGATATGGTGATTATGCTTGTCGACGATTATCGGGAGAATGTCGCCAGTTTGTTTATCGACCTTGTAGGAATAAAGCGATAACTCGGCAATGGTGTGAACGCAGCGGGGGTGAACGACTATTTCATCGAAGCCGAGCAGCACCGCAATGCCGTCCTCAACGGATCCGCCCCATTTCTTCGCCGCGTCGATGTTGAAGCCCTGACGCGCGACCTGGCTGATCGTCTCGGGCCGTGCGCCGTCGGCCTTGATCTTCCATTTTCGAGCGCCGGGAATGCCCGGGTACTTCAGGGTGTCGGCCGCTTCCCATTCCTTGAGCTGCTCGCGCTTCGCGCCTTCCTTGCCGGAAAACAGCTTCCAGATGTCGGTTGATTCGGTGCGCACGCCGTGGGCTTCGTAGTCGATGAATAGGGTGTTGCCCTTGACCCAGCATCGGTTGAGCGTGGTCGGGTCCTGCGCGAAGCCCCAGTCCGCGCCAAAGAAGAAGCGCACGCCCGCCGGCGTCTCGAATGCCTCTTCGCGCCACTTGCCAGCGAAGATTACTTCCTCGCTGCGCTTGTTGAACTTCCCGAGCCAGATCCAGTTGTAGCGGTCCTTGTTCGTGCGCTCCATCTTCGCGCGCTCGAGTTCCAGCTCTTCGGTGAACCATGGATTGTCCGTGTAGTTCGCGCGGATGATCAGGGTGTCATCGTCCTCGTAGCAGCCGTCAGCGTCGAGCAAAGCCTCGTATGGGCCGATCAGGTCGACCCACGTCGGATCTGTCTCTTTGTTCGGGTTGAAGGTGACCCAAATCTCCGAACCCGCTTCGCGGATTGTCGGCATCAGGATTTCCCACGAGTCGCGGGAGACGCCGTCGGCTTCGTCGACCCATGCCTTCGTCGCCTTCGTGAAGCCTTTGATGCCGCGCTGATTGCGGTAGAGGCCTCGGAACGAGAAGCTGCTGCGTGTGGCCGGCACCCGGATATTCTTTTTCCCGGTCACGAACGAGTCGCCAAGGTCGCGCCGCTCGATCTCCTCGGCGAGCTCCTGATAACTCGATTCCTCAATGGACGCCTGGATCTCGCGAAGGCAGAGCACGCGCTCCCGGCGGGCAGATGCTTGGGCCGTCATGATCGACACGACGGTTCGCGTCTTGGCTGAGCCGCGCCCGCCGTAGATGATTTTCAGCCGCTTGTGGGGAATCAGCCGTTCGAGCTTGGCCGGAATGAACACCGTCGGCTCGGCGTCCGTCGGATTGCCGTCGACGTCCACGCACCGAATGACCTCGCGCTGCATGTCGCAAATGCCGAATACGGCCGGCTTTGCCTTCGTCGCGATGCCCTTGAAATAGCTTTCGACCCGGGCGATCGCGGCGTGCGAGATCCTGCGGCGGCTCATTTTCCTTCCGCGAGTTGCTTCTCGATCGCGGCGAGCCGGTCAGCCAGTTCGCTGATTTCCAGCACATCGAGCTTTGCGCGGATCATGTTCACCAGCATTTGCCCTACGTCAGCGGGCACCTTGCCTTCAGATACGGCCTTCATGATCGCGTCGACCTGCTCCACGGGACTGCCGCTTTCGGGGAAGTCGAAGCGCACATCAGGTGCGACGGGCTTGGACACCGGCGCCACGCGCATCAGCAGCTCTTTCATCATCACGACGTCGTTATTCGTGATCGCGCGCTTTGAAACCTCCCGATAAAACAAATCCTCGGTGAGTTTCGTTTCTTTTTTAATCGCGTCAAGGATTTTAGTGCGCGTGTCTTTTCCCCGACGCTTCGTAGGTTGCCGGTCTTTTGAAAATTGGGTGGCTGGATTACCGCTGGCTGGCATTGTCCGTTCTCAATCCCGATAAATCGGGTCTAGGTCGATTAATCATAATCCGGATTATCTCCGGTCCTGAAGCTTTCAGTTCGACGTGGCTGTCGATAATCCGAAGAGGTCGAAAAAATCCTCGACTTCGAGCTGAAGGCAGGCGAGGGCGTCGGCAGTCATCGCATCGGGCATCTTGACGGCGGCCAGCTGCGCGGAGAGCGCGGCATGGACGCCCATGTAAAAGCAAACCTGCGCGTCGACCTTGGCCACCGGCGACACACCGATCAGGAGGGTGGAGCGCTCGACGACAGCCCAGGCAGATGCGAGTGACGATGATTCCATGTTGCGACCTCGTGTAGCAGGTGGAAAAGCGGAAGTGCCCGTACGCGAGGCCAGCGGCCGAGTACCCATCGGCGTAGGTTGCCGCTAACGGTCGGCAGGTCGGACAACGCTCAGCTGTACGTGCCGCCGACTTCCTCGATCACGATGTCGCCGTGGGCGTGGCAAGCGACGGTCGTTTCTTCGCCGGCCTGCAGCAGCGCAGCGCGGCCGGTCTTCTGGCCGGTTGCCTTGTCGACGTAGTGGATCTCGACGTGTGCATCCTGGTGGACGTGCTCGACTTTGATTCGGACCGTGGTGGTCATGTGCTTCTCCTTGGGGTTGGTGCTGCGGTTTAAACGTTGAACATCGCGCGTTCTTCTGCTGCGTAGAAACGCTTGCTCGACTGGCACAAAGTGGGCGACGAACGTTTGTGTCCGATGCTCAGGTCGATCGCCGCCACGGGTTCATTGAGAAATTCTGATTCCCACAGACGCTTCGCGCGCTCCTGTTCTTTCGCGCCAAGGTGTGGCTTGTACTTGTTGCGGCTTCGCATGTCTGTTTTCTCCGATTTGATTGAGGGTGCAACGGGTTACTTTTCGACCTTGACGCGCACGCCCTTCATGGCGCGGTAGGCGACTTTGTCGGGATCGATGCGAACGCCGGGGATGCGCGAGGCGATCGACACGGCTTTGAGGTAGGGCATGAGCCACCAGGCGAGGGTCATGCGGACGGTTACGTTGACTCGCATGATTTCTCCTTAACCTTGATGCCCTTCGACGCCATCCGCATGACTTTTTTAGAGTCGTAGTCAAAGCCGGTAATCTGGGAGAAGTACCAGACCGATTGCAGGTATGGCGTCACCCACCATGCGACCGACTCGGCGTAAGTCAAAACGATTGTCATCGGTCCGATCTCGATTTTCGGTGCCATGGCGGACTCAGACGTCCAGTGGATCAAAGACGCGCAACGGCGCGGGTTCGGGAAGGTCGAGCGCGGTCTGTCGAATCGGGCGCTTGATCGGCTTGATGGAAACCACGACGCGCGCTTCGCCGTCCGGCTCGCACCGTTGTGCGCTATCCGACCAGACCCACTTGTCGTCGATGATTGCCACGCCAGTGAACGAGTCGTAGAGCACCTTGCGTGCGTTATCGAGGTCGATGGACTGGACGGTGTCGTCCCAAAACTCGCCGTGCTTGCGCATCCGCGCTTGCCAGTCCTGCGGCCGCTTCGGGTACAGGTCAATGTGAATGTGCACGCGGCCCGGGCAGGGCGTACGCACGCCGGCGGCGCGCAACAACCAGCCCACCTCGGTCTTGTAGGCTTTCGCTTCCTTCGTCGGCGCCGTCATCGTGCGACCGTTCAGCGGGAACGAGCGCCAGTAGCGATTTGCCGAGATCGGGTAGGGGAGCGTGACGACTAGCACGGCTTCGTCTCCTCGTTAAGGGACACGACCACACCAAGGCTGAGCGAACTGCCGCTTACGGGAGACCAGTCGCAACGCGGAAACTTCAACCGTGAAGCGATCGCACGCAGCACGTCCATCTCGTGGTCCGCCATCGGCATGGCCGGCGACATCACGATGCTGTTGCCCTTGACCATCACGTGCGGCTCACGGGCATAGGCCGAGGCGAACAGCATGGCGTCGACGATCGTGGCCTGGATCACGGCAGTGAACTGAGCGGTTGATCCGGGCAGGCGAGCGCGATCGATGCTCGCAATGCGGCGCGCCATGTCGAGCGCGTAGTCATCGAAGTCGACAGGGATAGCGGGCTTGTTCATGCGGCCTCCGCTGCAGTCGTGGGCATGGCAATCAGCCAGACGCGAATGCCACCGGGCACCGTGCGCGTCGTGAACTTGACGCCGTGCTTCTTGGCGTACATCGCAACGCTGCTGGTCGCGCGTCCCTTCGCCTTCTTGTCCTTGCACGGGATGAATATCGAATCGCCGATCTCCATTTTTTCGAACGGGATTGCGCTCGAGCGAGGGCGCATCTGCGGTGGAATCGGAACGTTCTTTTCGACCTTGATTGCGGTCATAGCCAGGCCTTTGCGGTGATGCCGAGCGCGAGCTCAAGCGGGTTGAGGGTTTCGGTTTCGATGACCTTGTCGACGGACGGGCCGGCGATCGGACGCAGGTAGTGGTCTTCGATGCCGAATAGTTCGAGGTGCAAGAAGCCCCATTGCAGCTGCATCGCGCGCTCCAAGCGCCACACGTCCGGTTTCGAAAGATGCGTCACGCGAACCACACGGCCGAGCGCAAGGCTCAAAGGCGGGGGCAGTTGCGCAACGCCCACCACGTAGCAAAGGTCTCCGGGTTTGCAGTTCATGCGTCTGTCTCCGCGTAGGGCGTGGCGGCGTGCGTCGGGCCCGTGACGGGCGCCGTGGGAATGGTTTGCTGTTGGCCAATCTCGGCGGTCAGGATCACGAGCTGGTCCTCGGCGTGTTTCACGCCATGGCCGTCACCGGTGCGACGTGCGAGCAGCGCCGCGTCGACCAGGTTGCGATGACGGTGGATCTCGGCCGTGATCGCGTCGTTCGTCGAGCCAGACGCGCGGAAGTGGCAGCAGCACAGCCACTTGCCGGCAACACCGAACGATCCGGCAAGCGGGCAACCGTAGGCCGCGCACATGCCCCAGACGGTGCCGTCGGGATTAGCTGCCATGGTTCGCCTCGTACTCGGCAACGCGCCGCGCGGTCTCGGCCTTTGCTGCGATGAGCGCTTCCTGATCCTCACGTGCGCGCTGCGCTTTGGCGGCGAGTGCGCGGGCTTTTGATTCTTCAATCCCCGACACCAGCCGCTTGAGCCGCGAGAGATTTGCCTCGACATCGACGCAAGCAGGACCGTCGCTTTCGCTTGCCAGCAAAGGCACGACGGCCACCGCATGCGCAATTTGCAATCGCCCTTCGCGTACTGCCTGCCGCACAACCTCTTCCCGGCGCGCAGCATCGAAACCTTGAGAAATGACCCATTTCGCTGGCAGGTTCGCCACCCGGTTTCGTTCGCAAATGCGCGTGTATGCATCGCGAAAAGCCATTCGTGCGCCGATTTCGTCACCGTCAATCACGGATTTCGAGACTTCGAACGCTTCTGCAATTTCCTCGGTCCACACGACCGTGTCCCGTTCGTCACGTGAGCGCAGTGCGATTGCCCATGCTTCGTCGGTACCCGGTCGACCGTCGCTTTCGCGTGGCAGGTGCCGGAGGATTGCCGCAGGCGTGGGTGCAAATTCGCTCACGTCGAGGTGCTTCGAGAACGCTGACGCAATCGCTTCGATCGGAAACGGCTCGAGCTTTGCCCACCACACATCCAGAATTTCAGGCTCGGGCACAGGCTGACGCAGCGTGCGGAACGTGCGCGATAGCACAGCGAGGAAAGCGGCTTTATCGTTCGGGGTCATGGCTCAGTGCTCCATGTCGATGACGTTGGGATCGGTCGTTTCACCGGCGAGCCATGCGGCAGCGTTGGCGTCGCTGATGGCGCGGCGCTGTTGATCAGGGTTAAGCCGTTCGGGTTTGCTCATCGATGCGAGAACGCGATCGGCGTATGCCGGGAGAAACGCGATCGTGTCAGTGGCTTCGTCGTGAGCCTTGGCGATGGCGGCGTCCATCTGCGCTGTGGTGATGCCTGCTTTCGCCCACTTCGCGAAAAGGGGCCACGCTTTCTTCCGATCGTGGAGGCTGGTCGCATCGAGCTCGACGCCGTGCTGTTCGCGGAAATACCGCTGCCAGTCGCCTTCGTTTTTCGGGGTGAAATCATCACTCGCGCTGCGCGCGGGTTTACCTGTAGCGATGACAGGAACGATGGTTTTGTCTTTATCGACTCCCTTCGACTCGACTCGACTCGACTCCGGGGGTGAGGCCTCGACTAGTCCTCGGCTACCATTCGACGAGTCCTCGCCGACACCTACGCGAGAGGTTGTCGAATTTTGGGTATTTATGCGGGTTACACGGCGTTTTGCCGCACCGTCAGGAACGGACCCATCAGGACGGGGATGCTGAAACGTCGGCTTGTCGATTTTCTGGTGGTGCCAGCCCGTGACAATCCAGAACGATTCGTCGCCAATGGTGTACTCCTCGACGAGTCCGACATTTATGCATTCGTCGACTAGTCGTCGAACGTCAGCAGCAGTCAAATCGTCAGCCGGGAACACCTCGGCTTTGAGGCGTTTGGGGCTTGCCGGATGGATCCCCGCGTCATCGCAAAAATTCCACATGCCGATGAAGCAGTTGCGCGCATCGCGCGACAGCTCCATGACCTGTTCGGACGTCCAAAACTCGGGTTTGATACTGCGAATTCTTGCCATTTCAACCCGCCATTAGGCAGAGATCCCGGCTTGCCGAAGCAAATCAATAAGCTGCGGGCCGAGCTGCTGAATCTTCTCGGTCGCAGCTTTCTTCGCGTCCGAACGCTGGCGCAGGAATTTCTCGGTGAGGTAATACAGCGGCGTCATATCGCCGCTGGCCGTGAGGAAGCGTTCCAGGTCATCGATGTTGAAGTGACGGTTCGGGTTCTCCGAGAGCTTGTTACTCAAGTTCCCCGGCGATTCGTTGAGATCGATCGCGCACTTCGAAAGGCCGCGCTGGTACACGGCTGTCGCCACGCAGTCACGCAGCGAGGTGTAGCGGTCCGTCAGCCCCGGCTCGAAATCGAGCGTCATCTGGACACTTTTTTTGTCGGTGACATTCATTGATAAAACCTTTTGTCGCTAGTTGTCACTGCTAGTCGTAAAAATGGCCACACATCAAAACGACGTGTAGCCAAGGGGAATCGTCAGGCGGCGCTTGTCTGTTCGGTTGATTGGTCTGCACCTGCGTCGGTCGATTGACGCAGGAATCCCCAATCAACGGTGGTGTTCAAGACCTCGCACTTGACCTTCCCGTTCGAGAACTTCTCGATCTCGGGGCAGTGTTCGGGCGGGAAATTTCCGCGACGAATGAAGTCGTAAATCGCGCCACGAGATAGCTTCAGGTGATCGGACACGGCAACAGCACCGCCCGCCAGCTTGATCGCGTGTCGCAGCTCGACCTGCCGAGGTTCGGCCGTAGTCGTTTCGTCCATGACGATTTGGCTCCGGTATGTGAAGAGATGCTACACATGATAGGCGAAGCAAAACTACACACGCAAGTGTTAAGTTTCACTGCACTATGGATATGAGTTCGATAATTCGCGAAAAGCGCAAAGGGTTGGGTCTCACCCTTCAACAAATTGGTGATGTATTTGGAATTTCCCGGGGAGCTGTGGCGTCGTGGGAGAGGGGTGACACACGCCCTGATCAAAGTAAGCTCGATGCTTTGGCGCGAACGCTGAAAACTTCAGTTGACTATCTGCTGACCGGCGAGGCCCGGTTTGACGAGCCGCGTCGGCCATACCGTGCGGTAGAACATCGCAACGAGAGCAAAAATTCCTTTACCCTTGAAAGCTCCGAAAATACTGAGAGAGCGACCGGCGAAATTCCTTATTGGGAAGCCCGTGGGTCATGCGGAGGAGGGTTTTTGAACTACGAGGAACAGCCAAAAGGCACGTTGGTAAAAGAAGCCACGTTTTTCCGAAAGTACGACCTCAGGCCAGAAAACGCCGTCGCGATCTACGCAGACGGCGACAGCATGGCCGATTTTATTGTGGACGGTGACATTGTTATCTTTGACACGTCCAAGACGACCCCAGAGAGCGGAAAAATCTTTTTGCTCCATCACCCCGACGGGCTGCGCATCAAGCAGTTGAATCGAAGCATCGACGGATCATGGATCCTGCAAAGTCGAAATCCTAACAAACAGGCGTATCCGGACGAACGAATCGGACTGGACCAAGCTGAGTTATTGAAAATACAAGGCCGGTTTGTCTATCGGCAGGGTGGAGAACAGTGAAGAGAAATCTTTTTTATCTTGCTTTGCTGGTTTTACCGGCAACCGCTAGTGCTGCCGGCTTTGCCGGGACTGCGAGAATCGCAGATGGCTTGGCGCTTACCGTGATGGATCATGGCGTGTCATGCAATGGTAATGCAACCGCTTTCGTTACGGACGCTCAAGGCGTGCGACGAGATCTGACGTGCAACGTAAAGATCGATAAACGCGGCGTTACCGTGAGATTCGCGTCTTCCCCGATCCCATGCGTTTTGACAAGAACGAATTCGTCGTAATTCCAGCACCATAAGAATCGACTGCCCCAAACCAAATCTAGAAAGGAAGTTATATGAGTACGCCTCCGGGCGGGTCCCCACCGCCGCCGTCCCCGCCGCCGTCCCCACCGCCGCCGCCGCCTCCTCCATCATCGCCGCCTGTTCTCGATCCGCCTACCATCACAGCAGAATGGGCAGGACAATATGTGAAGGAGAAGCACGTAAACGGATGTCCCTCATGTGGAAGTAAGTCTTGGAGCATCATCGCTCCACCGGCTGGGGCAAGCGGGTTCGTTATGTTTTACGCCGCGAAACGTAACCATACTGGGGCGCTCTACCCAGCGCATTTTGCCAATCCATCTGTGCTCGGAGTAGTGTTCGCTCGTTGCAACTCATGCGGACTTCTTGAGACATACGACGCACAATTCATAGAGTCATGGCACAAAACACAGGTGAAATAACATCGTCGACTGGAGACGACGACGTCGAGATAAGTGCTCCCGTAGCACCGACAAACGTCTTAACCTCTGACAAGTGGTTCCCTCCAAAGGTTAGCGGCGCACCGACCATGCCATTTGACAGCGGAGGAGGCGGCGGAGATGATGGCGGCATGGATAGACTCGACGTACTAGAACGGACGGTTGGTAGACTCGAAACCGACATCGGTGGCGTTAAGGCCGACGTCGGATCGATGAGGACCGAATTCGGAGGCATGCGATCGGACATGTCGGAGATCCGTATTGCTCTTGCGGATCTCAACTCGAAGATGAATATCGACGAAATTCGTGCAAACGTCGAGAAGGCCCACACAGACATCTATAAGTGGATAGCCACTATCGTCATTCCAGCCGCAGGGCTGGCGATTGCGATATACGCTGGTCTTCGGGCGTCGGCACCTCCTAGTCAGCCAAGCCAGGCGCCTGCGCCTATCATCATTCAAATTCCCCAACAAGCTGCGCCGGTTGCTCCTCCTACTGCTCCGGCCTCTAAACCGCGTTCTTGATCCTCTAACAGTTGCTCAGCCCGCTTCGGCGGGTTTTTTTTGCTCTTGGTGTGTAGTATCGCTTGACACTTTGATAGGCGTCGCTATACTTGCCACATGTGTAGCGTGACTTAACAAAAGCCAGGGTGCGAAATGCAAACCACCGAACTCCAGCACGAACAACACACGACTGAGGCTGAACTCGAAGCCGCGTTCGTCGAGCTGGTCCGTGCGAGCTGGAACAACCCGGCCACTGTGATCGCGTTCAAAGAAGCGGTCGCTTCAGTTCAACAAGGGGAATGAGATGGCAACGATCACGATCAAGGGCGGCATCTACGGCCGCAAGGAAGCCTTAGGGAATGGCCTCGATTACACCTTCTTCGGCGGCACGTTGGGCGGCATGGAAAGCCACGGTTACATCAGCATTTGCGAGCACACGGTGGTCTGTGAGCTTCCCGCTGACTTCAACCCGATCGCCGCGGAAGTCGAATCGTTGAACCGTGCGAAAGAGAAGCTTCAGGCCGAGTTTAACGCCCGAGTTCAGCAGATCAACGATCGCATATCGAACTTGCAGTGTCTCGAATTCAATCCGTCCGAATCGATCGTGCAGTCAGAGGTGCCGTTTTGAACGATTCGATTTACGAAGCAGCCGACAGGTTGCACGCACGAGTGGGCCAGCTGTGCGGCCTGGTGTGTGTCGCGATGGTCGCCTGGACTTTCATTCACTGATTTCGTAGTACCGCGCACCACGGATTTGTGCACACACGAGGGGATTTACATCATGAAGCGCATCGCAATCGCAGTAGCAGTTCTCGCAGCATTCGCAGGTCACGCACAAGCATCTGACTCGTTCTCGGTCGGCGGTGGATTTGGTTCTTCGGTGTCGTTGTCGGGTGGCTCGTCGGCGACCAGTGGTTCGAACGGCAACGGCTACAGCGCGCAATCGTCGTTCAGCAACGGCGCTGGTTACGCAGCTGGCGGCACGGTGATCGGTGCAGGCGCATTGCCGGTCGGTTATGGCGGTGTGGCTGGTGGCTTCTCGGGTTCCGGTGCAGTCGGCGGCTCGAACACGAACAGCGCGAGCACCGGCTACACGAGCGGCGACGGATACGGTGCCACGAAGGGCGGCGCGGGTGTCGATTATTCGGCGGGTGGTTATTCCAACATCGCAGCGAGCTACGCCTACTAAAGCGAAAGCCGTTACGTGCGTCAACACGTAACGGCCTTTTCCTACCACGCCCGAGGGGAGCGTCACCATGAAAACAAGTCTCATAGCAGTTGCCATCTTAGCACTGGGAATCGCCGGACATGCGCAAGCGCAATCGACAGCCGTCGCTCAGCAGCAAGCGTCATCTGATGCGAAGTCGTTCGGCGCGCTGACGATTGCATCGAATCCCGAGCACACGTCGGAGACGGTTCGCAATGTTAGCGCACCGATTCTCGGCGCGTACGCATCGAGCTTCAGCCAGATGAACTGCTCGAGCACGACGCAGGGCGGGATCGCCTTCGCGGGTTTCAGCGCCGGCGGCGGTTCGAGCAAGGACAGCGCGACGTGTGTGCTTGAAGTTGCGGCCGCCGAGCTCACGCGTCAGGCAACGGTTGATCCGCTCAACCACGACGCGCTCGTAAGTGCCGCAATCGGCGTGCGTTGCCAGGTGAGCGCCGAGGTCTACAACGCGATGCGCGATGCCGGGTTCGATTGCAAGCGCAAGCCTGCTTCGCTCATGTCCCGTACCGACGATCAGCCGGCCAGCACGCGCGTCGCAGGGAACTGAATTGAAACGGCCGGTCGCTTACTTCGCAGCATGTTGTGTCGCCGTCACCGCGGCAATCATTTTCTCAACGGTAGGGGGGTGTGATGGAAAAGAACACGGATTTGACAACCATTCCGACGCGCGTGCGGCTGACGCAAGCGGAGCGGATGACAGCACAGATGCGCCATCACGCGGCGATGAACGATGCGCAGCTGGCGGAGAAGAAGGCACGCAATGCGCGCCGCGGACTCAAGCCAATCGCAATTGGTCAGGGCTTCGTCCCGCGCGCGGTGTCGAAGGTCTTCGCATACGTGAAGGCGGGTTGAGTGAACACCGCGCTTCACATCGTTGGGGTCTGGTGCGCAGCTAGTGTGCCGATCTCTTTTTACCTTGGACATTTCATCAGGATCAACCGCCCATGAACACGCCTGCAGCAGTACCCGTTATCGCAATGGACGCTGTCGAGTCCTCGCAGATCCACAGCATCGGCCACGACGCTGAGATCGAGAAGCTTGCCATCCGTTTCAAGAACAAAGACGGCAAGCCGACGTCGCTCTACCACTACAGCAACGTGCCTGTCGCCGTGTTCGATGAGCTGCGCAATGCTGATTCGATCGGCTCGCACTTCTACAAGCACATCAAGCCGTACGACATCCGCTATCCGTACGTGTGCATCGAGAAGATGTCACCGGCGCCGGTCGACGAGCAGTAAATCCCGCCACAACCACGAGGAACACCATGTCCAACGCAGTCACCACGCAGCCGCAAAGCCTTGTCGCGAAGTTCGCAGCGAAGTACTCCATCGAGCCGACGCGGCTGCTCGACACGCTCAAGTCCACGGCATTTCGCCAAGGTGGAAACGGCGAAGTGTCGAACGAGCAGATGGCCGCGCTGCTGATCGTTGCTGATCAGTACGGTCTGAACCCGTTCACGAAGGAAATCTACGCGTTTCCGGACAAGGGCGGCATCGTGCCGGTCGTGGGCGTGGACGGGTGGGCGCGAATTATCAACGAGCACCCGCAGTGCGACGGCTTCGAGTTCAAGTACGCGGATGACACGCGCACCTTCGAGAACAAGGACGTGCCGATCTGGATGGAAGTCCACATCTTCCGCAAGGACCGGGCGCGACCCGTGATCGTGCGCGAGTACTTCGACGAAGTCGTGCGCAGTGGAATGCAGCCGTGGAAACCCGTCGGTCACAAACGAAACTTGCCTGTCCATGTCGACGGCCACCATGCGCGCTGTCGCGCCGAGTACTTCGAGCGCGAGCGCGGCGGTCTTGGTCGCAGCCTGGTCGTAACGGGCGAGAGCTTTCTCCACCGCGCGGCGCTCGGGTTTCATTGCTCGGCTTCCTCGTCCTGATCGGCGTCGCTGGTCTCATCAACCTTCGGTCGCGGGAACGGCCACTCACCACCATCGCGTGACGCCTGCTCGCCCTCGATCCACGTCTCGTCCTGCGCCAGATCGCTATTGGCGAACGGATCGCCCTCTTCCTGTACCTTCTCGACGACGGTCTTCTTCGGACGCCCGCGGCCCTTCTTCTGCTGTTCGAGTGGCAGACTTCCTTGACCGTCAGGCTTCGGCGGCCGCAGCGTGACCTTGATTTCCTGCTGCAACATCTCCTCGATGTGGCCTTTCTCGATCGTCGACGGATGCACGACGAAGCGATGGCGCAGAGAGAACAAGCCGTGATCGCGGATCCCGATCTTGAAATCGGTGATCTTCTTCACGTCGAGCTCGATGTTCGACTTGTCGCCACCGAGCCCGAAGTCGATGATCAGCACGTATCCAGACAACTCGCGCTCGATCTCGATGTCCTGCTTCATCCACGGAAACCGCTTTTCGGTCAGGCCTTCGAGATCGTCCGGATCCATGCCGAGCGACGGCTGCGGCTCGTCGCCCTCGGGCACGCGATAGAACGCGAGGCGCAGGCCGTCATCGAACACGGCCAGGCGACGATTCGGCAAAACCACTTCTAGGATCAGCGACTGCGCCGGTACGCGCTTGTTCCTGATTACACGCGACGCGCCTCGGAGCCGTCATGCCGATTAAAGCTGCGAACCGCGCCCGCTACCCGTCGAACTGGCAAACCGTTCGCGAGCAGATCCTCGTGCGCGCCTGTCATCGGTGCGAATGCTGTGGCGCGCCGCAGTACGGCGTAGGGCAGTGGGTCGGCGAGCGCTTCCTGCTCGCCCGCGGCGGTGCCGTTCCCGAGCAGCTCTATTACGCGCTGTCCCACGCGGCGGCGCGCGAGATTGCCGACCGTCTGAACGCAAGCGAGCAGCCCGAGCGGCCGTACATCGTGATCGTGCTGACCATCGCGCACCTCGACCACACGCCGGAGAACTGCGAACCGTCGAACCTGCGCGCGCTGTGTCAGCGGCACCACCTGGCGTATGACGCCAAGCATCACCGGACAAACGCGGCCGCCACGCGGCGCTCGAAGAAGTTGAACCGCGAATTGTTTGCGGAATAAGGAAGGATATGAAAAATCTAGATGATGTCAAAACCGCGCCATTTGAACGGCGCGCGGTTTCACTCGACTACGCCGGAAAGCGATTCAATGTCGAAAATTATTTCGTCTCGAACGGCTTGCTCCGCTGCTTCCGGATTAGTCACCTTGATAGCCCGTCCGGTGAGACCAGATCCCATGTTCAATCCGTCGCACTGGATGCTGCTGGTGTAACGGACTATTCCGTTTCGATCGACCTCGACTGTTGCCGTTACTTCATAAGTGCGTTTCTTGCCCTTTGTGCGCGTGTATTGGAATTTCATTTCTACCTTCCTCGGTTTTTTGGAATCCTAGCATGAGCGCCGACCAACACGCCGCCCTGCGCATCAGGCAATTGGAAGCCGCTCTTCGCTCCATCCGGAAAGCCGCAGGCACTGCAATGCAACTTACCAACCGCCTCCAATTTATTTATGCGCGTGCCGGTGTTGCACTTGCGGGCGACAACTGGGATGAATCGTGGAAGGCAGAGCACGGGTACGACGCTCGAAACAAGATCGCGGCGAAAGCTGCCGAAGTCGAGGAAAGGAACCGCGATCTTCTCAGCGCTCTTGTGTTTGCCGAGCAGATCATTGCGCGAAATGTCTACGCGCGGCGGTTCGGGCACATTCCGGGTATCCATATGCCGCGCGATGCGTCGCGTATCCTCCTGGAAGTGACCGGCGTGCGCGTCGAGCGAGTGCAGGCCATCACCGAGGGCGATGCCATGGCCGAAGGCGTCGAGCGTGATACAGAGCCGTGCGACCACGCCCGGCAAAGTTGCGAGGACATCGGCTGTCTTGGAAAGACGCACAAGGCGTCATTCTGCGATTTGTGGTGCGATTTGAATGGCATACCGTCATGGACTAACAATCCTTGGGTATGGGTGGTGGAATTCAAAAAGGTAGGTGCGTGATGGAATCACTTACGCTGTCGGAGGAAGAGATCGTTGTGGCCACCGGCTATAAGCAGCCAGTTCGCCAGTTAGAAGCGCTTGCGCGCGCCGGGATCCCGGCCGATCGCCGTCCGGACGGCAGTGTGCGCGTGTGGCGCCACCACATCACCGGCATCGCCGAACCCAAGCAGCAGAAGTCGCGTAAGCGTCCGCAGCTCACATCGGACATGACCACAGCATGATCGGCCGCCGTAAGAAAGCTTCGCCGTTGCCCGCGCGCGTGTATGAAAAGCACGGCACCTGGTGGTTCGTGGATCTGCATCGGAAGTGGCACAAGCTGTGCCGTGTCGCTGACGGTCTGACGAAGCTTTACGAATCGCTCGCCAAGTTTAATCGCGAGGCCGACGAGCGCAGCGCGGTCGATACCATGCCGGCACTGGTCGATGACTGGCTTGTGGTCAAGTTGCCGAAGTATGCGCTGTCGACCCGCGAGGAATACCGGCGCATGGCAACGTTCATCAAGTCGGAGTTCGGCGACCAGTGGTTAATCGAGGACGTGCGCCCGACCGATATCGCACGGTTCCTCGACAAGCATTTCGCCACTAAGCCGAACATGAGCAACAAATACAAGAACCTGTTCTCGCTCATTTTCAACCACGCCGTTCGCAAAGGCTTGCGCGATCGAAACCCAGCGAAGGAAGTCGACGGCGCCGCAGAGAAAAAGCGCGACCGCTATATCACCGACGACGAGTTCCAGGCAGTTATCGCCGCTGCACAGCTCGGCATGGACAATCTGCCGACGGCGTCCGGGCCCGTGATTTCCTGCTTGATCTACCTCGCGTATCAGACGGCCCAGCGCATCGGGGACTTGCTCGCCCTGAACTGGCAGGACGTCAGCGACGAAGGTATCTATTTCCACCCGAGCAAGACGGTGAATAGCAGCGGCGTGCGATTGTTGATCACAATGACGCCCGAGCTGCGTGCGACGCTCGACTCGGCAAAGTCAGGAAAGGTAAAGGCGATCGGACCGGTTATCTGCACCCAGGGCGGGGCGCGCTTCACTTACAGCGGTGCGCAAACGGCGTGGAAGAGGGCATGCGCCCGGGCGCGTACTCGGTACGAGGCAGATTGTAAGAAGCGAGGTATTGTTGTCGATCCGCTGCATCTGGCTGGAATGCACTTCCATGATCTTCGGGCGAAGGCATTGACCGACAAGGGACGCACGGATGGCGCGTCAGCTGCGCAAGCGCTGGCGGGACACACCACCGCTGAAATGACGGCGCACTACACGAAGTCGCGCGAGATCGAACGCGTAACGCCCGTCGCCTTTAAGCGCGCTTGACCAAGCAACCTCTATAGAGACCAGCGCTTAACGCCGTGGCAATGTTTGAATTTCTTGCCACTTTTGCATGGGCACAAAGAATTTTGTGATGTTTGACCAGATGTCGGTTGGTCTGCTTTCAGCTTAAACGCGCGAGCGCCGAACCGTGCCGAACGTTGCTGAGGCGATGCCTGCTGCTCCAGTTTCTGATCGACGATCTTGCCGACGTCAGTCTCAGACACCGATGCAGATGAACTCGCAATCTGGTAGACCAGAGCAATGATCGCAATCAGGAGGCTGAGCCAACCGCCTAAACCCTGGTGTTCCTCGGCAAAATCCAGCAATTGCGAAAGTCCATTTCCCTCGGCTTCCAGTTTTTGCTCAAGTTCTTCACGCGGGACCTCGCCGCTTAAAGCCTGCTCAAGTACATCTTGGACGTTCCTTAGACGTTCAGCGGTCATGCCGGGAGAAGCCAGCAGCTTCACCAACCTGATTCTCTTCCCGTCGTTTTTGTATTCGCCGTCGACGATGGTTCCCATGCCGCCGCAAAAAGGGCAAGGACCCGACCGAGTGCCGACGAACGAACCGGACGCGCCCGGCGCCATGGCGAAGCCCGACGGAAACGTGCGATTACAGGAGTCACAAACGGCCGGCATTCGTTTCATGGAGACGAACCAAGTTAGACAACGCCACCCAAGTTAGACAAAAGGCCCTCCGGGCAAAACCCGAAGAGCCTTATGTGTTCTGGTCGGGGCGAGAGGATTTGAACCTCCGACCACCTGCACCCCATGCAGGTACGCTACCAGGCTGCGCTACGCCCGAAAGAGGAAAAGTATATCAGAGACTTTCGAAATTTTGAACCGGCGGACTCATTTTCGAGCGAAGTTCCGAGCAATTCACTCCTGCACGAAGCAAATGGCGTTCATTCTGTCAAGGCACAATCGGTCGCCGAACAAGCGCCAGTCAATAACGCAATTCGGACTGCGTGTATTCGGACGTCTGGATCATCACGGATGGCTCTTCCTCGCTGCGGTCGCGCAGACGGAATCTCAGCGCCATGATGGCCGCAACCACGCACGGAATCACGTAAGCAATCGCGCGCTCTCCGCAGGCGGATAACGACGATAAATCGATGTAGTGCTCCTTGTCCGTCGTCGTCGCTGATGCGAAGACGAAGGTCAGCACGAAGTCCAGCACCATCGCGAGAATGGAGAAGCTAACAAAGAGCAGTGCGCCGTTCCAGACAAGCTCTCGCCGCGCGTTGTTCAACGCATTGCAGATCAGGATGGCGGCGGCCAGCAGCACGAAATTGAGGATCAACGGAAACCAGGGGAAAGTCAT